ATGCTCATCCCCTTTCGATCAAGCGCTGCGCGGGCTTGCTCCGGCGTAACTGGCACGGGCATAGTGTGTTGCCTCCTGTTGATACGGGTTGTTTTGTGTTCATTGGTGGTGATTATGCACGTTATTTTGGTCTTGTACAGGGTGAGTGCTTGAAAAATTGTGCATCTGAATCCGCGTCAGAGAGATCGGTTGGGGATCGGTTACGCGACGAACGAGTCAGGTTGGGTCTAAATCAAGAGGATTTGGCCCAGGCGGGGGCGGTGAACCGCAATACCCAGGGCAGCTATGAGCGTGGCGCTAGACACCCTGATACTGCCTACTTGAGGGCTGTCGCTGGGCTGGGAGTGGACATTGTTTATGTGCTTACTGGGCAAAAGGCATTGGGCGAAGGTTTGAATGCAACGGAGGCTCGAATTATTGAGCAATTCCGAAGCATCACTCCATTCGACCAGGAGGCGATCACGCGCTTTCTGCAAGCAATGGCAGACGATGCAGCGCGACATCCGAAGTGATTTGCAACAAAGCGTGTAAGACATTCGTCGCCTCCTGGTACTAAAGCGAGTTCCCGCCCCGATAACGTCGATTCAGCAATGCATTTATGGAGTAGTAAGCATGTTGGATCGCACGAACACTGAACGCGGCAGCGTTGAAAGCACAGAATTCGAATGGTCGGATCTGTCCAAAATTGAACGCCGCCTTATTCGTCTTTACCGTCTGTTGAGTGAGCAGGAGCAAACTCAGCTCAGACGGATGTCTCAGGTCTTAGCCACCAATCCCAAAGAAACGGCCACCAGCTAACATTTCCGATCGCTGATAGCCGATTCCATGTACCCAATCGCCGACCTTTCGAGTCGGCGGTTCAGGCGTGTTTTATGCCGCTCCCAACTGCTCGAACAGCTCCCGCTGTTTTTCCCTGGGCATTCCCTTGAGGCGATCAAACAGAATCCTGTCGTGCATCTGCGCTGATGGGCTTAGCGTGTGCGAGAACGTGAGATGGGCCACCCACGAATGGCCGCAATGAACGTCCAAACATTGGCCATAGATCGTGACGAAATCTGGCGAATGTGCCTTGCTGTCTCGGATCTTGCCCTTGTGCCCGCATTTACAAGTAACTCGCATATGTCCCTCCCCAGGGTTAGCTAATTGCCACTATCTTGCCACAATATGTAGTGACAATCTCTGTGCTATGCACTAGATGCAGTAGAATCCACTGTGTTTTGTGGATCTCTCCAGGCAATGCGCCTGTCTTCACGCAAGGTGTCGTTCACCTGGTCGAAAAGTTGACAGATCGGCCGAATTTCATTGCTGGTGTACACCCGATCGATCTTTTCGATATCGCCAAAACCTGCATTGTTTTCCGGGATGATCCCGGCCAATGCGGGGTTCATTCGCCAGGCCGCGATCACGTCGTTGCGGGTGATGTTCTTGACCTTCTCCAGCTCGTCCTTCGCTTGGAAATCCCCCACGGGGATGATCTGAATCGCTTTCTCTGCGCCGCCTGGAATGTTCACGAACATCGATCGGAAGTTACCCACGCCCTTACTGGCGGTGATCTGGGCCTTCAGCTCGTCCTCATCCTTTTCGGAAAGGTTCGGATCGTTGGTGTAGAAGATGTAACCAGCGTGAGCGCCATTGCTGTAGTAGCGCCGCCGGAAGAGGGTGGCGGCTTCATTGAGCAGCAGCGCCTGCATACCGCCCAGGTAATCAGGCACGCCATAGATGTTCTGTTCCACGTCGTAATTGAAGACGTGCTCGACCTCGTCCTGGTCGAACTCCACCTCCTTGCCTCCCGGCAGTAGCATTACGAATCCACCGTCGACCTTGACCCGCATATTGATCGTCGGCAGGTGCTCCAGCTCGAGCACCTGGCCGAAGGCATTGCGCTTGCGATACAGGTACGTTTCCCCGAACACCATGTAATCCAGACCGGCGCAGCTCATCGTGCGGGTGGACAATCCCGCCGAGGGGATGAACTCACGCAGCAGCAAGTTGCGCTTGAACCCTGGAATGGCGCCGTGGTGCGCGTTGGCTCGCAGCAGCTTGGCCAATCCCTGGCGCGACACCGGCGGTGTGTACAGCCGGCCGTCGTGACTGGCGAACACGCCGAGGTACTGGCCGATGTTCTCGCTGAGTACTTGTTCCGGCGCACCAAACGAAAAGGCGCGCATGGGCCCTGGTGCCGGTTTTTCCTGCTGCTTGGTTGTGTGACGAGCCATTGTTTGCGGATCCAGTGAGTGCGTAGCGGCTGCGCCGCTGCTTGTTGGTGTTGAGAGGTTCATTGGCGAGGGCATGCATGATTGCCCAGGCCACGTCAGCGTGACCGGTAGCGTCGGTGCGAGAAGCGCTGTAGGTGATCTGGCCGCTTCCAGTGGTGCCACGCTTGATTGTCAGGAAGGCCTGGGCAATATCGTTCCAGCCGGCGTCCCATTCGATGCGGCTACCAACGATGGTGTCCTGCGCCTTAAGCACCAGGGCGTTCTTGGTCTCGAGGCTGTAATGGATCGAGGTCGCACGCGGGTAGAAGTCGCGCACCATGTCGAACACTCCGTAGCCGATGCCGGTGGTGTCGATACCGATGTGCTGGACGTTGAAGCGCTCGGTGAGTTTCTTGACCTCGCTGGCCTGGTACTTGAACGACTGGCCGCGCCAGCTGTGCTTCTCCAGAATCCGGAACTTGCCGCCATCCTCAAGTGGCGGGGCGATGACCACGCAGGTCGCATCGTCGCGGGTGCGGCTGGGGTCGTAACCGATCCAGACCGGGCTGTTGCCGAAAGGACGCGGATCGTCGGGGTCGTAGTCGGTCCACAACGACAGGTCGGAGTAGCAGCGCTCGAGATCGCCCAGGGCAAACACGCTCTGGGTGCTGTCGATGAATTTGCACATGAACAGCTGTTCAAACCGGTCGTCGTCGTACTCCAGCTTCAGCTGCTCGAGGTCGAACAGATCACAACCGCCGGCGATCGCATCCAGGATGGTGATGACCTTGCGCCATTGGCCGTCCGGGCAGAGTGTGCCAGCCGCCGCTTGCTTGTCGCTGGGCCACGGCTCTTTGGCTGCCTTGCGCTTGCTGTTGCGGAATTTCTCCCCTGTCCAGAACGGATAAGCCTGGTGCGACACCGCACTGGGAGTCGAGAAGTAGGTCTTGCGCCATTTCTTGTGTGTCGCCATGGCGCTGGCCACGGTGTTCAGTTTTTCGAAGTCACGGATCCAGAAATATTCGTCGACATAGACGTGGCCATGGTGGCCTTGGGCGGTGCTGCTGTTGGTGCTGAGAAAGCGCAATTCGGCCCACGGCTTCCCGTCCTTGCTGAGCACGATCGGGTTGCCGGTCAGCTCCAGGCCGAACCATGCCTGGGCAAACGAGATGATGTAGCTACGGAAGATCTCGGATTGAGCGCGACTGGCCGACAGGAATATCTGGTTGTCGCCGGTCAGCACAGCGTCCATGAACGCTTCGCCGGCGAAGTAGTAGGTCAGACCCACCTGACGACTTTTCAGAATGTTGCGGATCCGGCTCGTCAGCGGGTTGATTTTGGCCGCGTACAGCTCTTTCTGGTAGCCGTACATCTTGCTGATGAACTTGTCGAGAAAGTCCACCTCCGTCAGGCCGCTGACGTCGTTCTTTACCTTTTTCTCGCGCTTCTTCCCGCCCTTGTCGCCGCGATCGCCCCGTTCCCGCCGCTCGCTGCGTGGTTCCTCACGACGGTGGCCACCATCTTCCTGCGGATCATTCACCGGCATTGGCGCGGGCTTGGCGCATTGCTTGGCCAGGCGTTCGCGAATGGTAGTCAGTCGGTCCAGCTCGTCCAGTTCGCCCTTGGTCAGGGTGACCTGCTTTTCCAGCAGTAGGGTGATGCGTCGGCTGACGGCGGTCAGCGGTTCCTCATCCGTCAGCATGTCCTCCCAACATCCTTGGCGGATCCAGTAGTAGACGATCCGAATGTTGGGCAGGTTGAGTTGCGCCTGAATTTCCTTGGCTTTGCAGCGGCGCAGGAAAAGGCGTTTGGCGGCTTCTTTGACTTCGGATGAGTAGTACATGGGCCGCAGTCTATGCGGCGGAAACGCGGTAAACGTGGCGTTAATTTCGCCGTATTTCGTATTTTGCGAATTGACGACTTACTCAGAACTTAACCGTTTGTTTGGTGCCTTTCGGCTCCCTATCGTGGCGACTCAAATCACCGATTGAGCGCAGTTAACGCCCATGCCCCGTTCCCTTGTTTCGTTCTGGAAACGTGTCGCCACCAGCGGCCCTACCGTTGATGGTCGAGTCATCCTTCCCCAGGAACTGCGCGATATCGCTGAGACGTACAGCACCGCCACCTATACCGCTTCAATCTGGAGCGAGCACGAACGCTGGCCTGGTTCCCACGGCACCGTGTTTGCGGTGCGCCTGGTCGAGGACGCGGAGGATTTGCAGCCCGGCCAAGTGGCGCTGGAAGCCCAGCTCAAACCCAACCAGCGCCTGCTTTATCTCAATGACCAGGGTGAAAAGCTGTTCACCAGCATCGAGGTCACCCCGGACTTTGCCAACACCGGCAAAGCGTATCTGACAGGCCTGGCCGTGACCGATTCGCCGGCCAGCCTCGGCACCCAAGAACTCTACTTTTCCCGCAAGACCGGCCAGCCCGCGCATTTTGCAGCCTATGTGCCCCTTGGGTCGCTGGGCCAACTGAACGAGGAAGAGCCGGCGGGCGAGATCGGCAAGTTGACGGGCCTGCTGACCAAGCTGTTCGGCCGCTTTGCCGTTGAAGAGCCTGCCACCGAAAAGCCCCCAACCACCCCCAGTGAGACTCCCCCAATGGATGAAGCTACAGCCAAGGCGTTGAAGGCCTTGAGCGAGCAGTTAGCGCTCGTTGTAACCGGCCTCGCAGCTGTGATCGAACCCGCCACCGTCGACGTTGAAGAGCCGGTTGTCGTCGAGGTCGACGATGTCGCGGCTGCCGTTGACGCCATCGTTGCCGAGGCCGAATCGGATCGCGAATTCGCTCGCAAAGGCGCAGCGACCGACAAGCGCCTCGATCGTATCGAAGCACTGCTGGAAAGAGCCTTCAGCACACCAACCGGCCGCGTTCTGCCAAAAACCACCGGTTCCACCACCACCAAAAAGCGGGTGCTTTAATATGGCTTACCCCCTCAGCACCCTGGGCGCGAAAATGTTCGCGCAGATGCAGCTCGACATCGCCGAGAATTACGGCGTTGAGCTGGCGAGCAAAATGTTCACCGTTGAGCCAACCATTGCTCAAGAGCTGAACGAGGCGATCACTGCGAAGTCGGACTTCCTGCAGCGCATCAACGTCATCGGCGTGAGCGAGATCAAAGGTCAGAAGGTGTTCCTGGGCGTTGCCGGTCCCGTGACTGGCCGTACCAACACCAAAACTACCGACCGTGAAGCGAAAGACGGATCGGCACTCGACGACACCACTTACGAGCTGTTTTCCACCGAGTCCGACGTCAGCCTGCCGTACGCCAAAATTGACGCCTGGGCGAAATTCCCGGACTTCCATCAGAAGTACTCCGCGGCGGTGCAGAAACAGATCGCGCTCGATCGCATCATGATCGGCTTCCACGGCACCACCGCCGCCGCGCAGAGCGACATCGTCGCCCACCCGATGCTGCAGGACGTCAACAAGGGTTGGCTGCAAATCGCTCGTGAGCAGATTCCTCAGCAGGTCATGACTCAAGGCTTGACCGCCGGCAAAGTCGAGCTGGGCGTGGGCGGTGACTACGCCAACCTTGATGCCCTGGTGCACGACACCAAGCAGATGGTCGATGAGCGTCTGCGCGACGGTGGCGACCTGGTCGCGATCATTGGCAGCGATCTGCTCGCCGCTGACAAAGCCAAGCTGTACGCCAAACAAGGCGATGTCCCGACCGAAAAAGAACGCATCGAAGACGCTCAGGTCATCGCGACCTATGGCGGTCTGCCGAGCTTCAGCGTGCCGTTCTTCCCGGTCAATGCCGTAGTGGTCACCAGCTTCGACAACCTGTCGATCTACTTCCAGGACTCCAGCTGGCGTAAACAGACCATCGACAACCCGAAACGCTCCCGCGTCGAGGATTACAACAGCCGCAACGAAGGCTATGTGATCGAGCAGCTGGAAAAGTTTGCGATGACTGAAAACGTGGAGCTGGTCTGATGAGCCTGGCACTGGCGCATAAGCGGCGCGTACTTGCACAAGGACCAGCGATGGCTGTCGCCGGTGCCGCAGCGGAGGGCTACTCGCCTGCCGCTGCACTCTCCAGCCTTGCGAATGCGCAAAAGCATCTGAAGCTGATGGAAGACGCAATGGCTCAGGATCTGGAGCGCCTGGGCGAAATCGACAACCACGGCCTGCGTCAGCAGATCAAGCATGACGAGCTGCTGCCCAAATACCTGGACTACGTGCAGCGCTACCGCGATTCCGGATTGAGTTTCCCGAACTCGGTAGCGATGCAGGTCCTGGTGTGGTTGTTCGACACCGAGCAATTCGAAGCGGGGTTGGACTTGGCGACCTTTGCCATGGAGCAAGGCCAGCCAATGCCTGAGCGCTTCAAGCGCAACGTGCAGACCTTTGTCGCTGATGCAGTGATCGAGTGGGCTGAGGCTGAGCAGAAAGCTGGCCGCAGCCCTGAGCCATACCTGTCCGACCTGCTGCCGCTTGTGGATGACGAGTGGAAGCTCACCGAACAGATCCCGGCCAAGTACCACAAGTTGATCGGTATTCGCGCCCTGGACGCCAGGGAGTGGACGAAGGCCATCACTCATTTCGAGCGCGCCGAAGCCCTTCACGACGGTATTGGTGTTGGCACACGCCTGATTGGTGCCCGCAAGGCGCTGGCAAAAGAGCTGGCTAACAAAGCCCCCGAATAACCGACTACCCCCCCGGCGAGAAACTGTGGATGTGAGCCAACCATTTATGGCCCTGACCCACTGAAACAGTTTTCCCGCCCCTATTTGAGTGCCCAGCGATGAGCTTTTCCGGGAAACCCACCACCTTTGTGGATCAGGCGATCGAGAACGACGGCTTCTGGCCGAACCTCTCCCTAGCCGAATTCCAGAAGGGTTACCGCCTGCCGGCGGAGTACCTGGTAGACATGCTGGCCACTGATCTGACCACGGCAATGATCGAGGTCAATCGAGATCTGGCCAAGCTCAAAGGCCAATGGCAGAACGCAGGCGCGTCCTCCGTGGAATCTGCTGACCCTACGGTGCTGCCGGAGCGCACATTTCAAGCAGCGACGTACAAGCGCGCCGTGTATTGCCGCGCCAAAGCCAGCCTGCTGACCCAGTTTGCCACCGTGACCCGCCGTGAAAGTGCGGAGAACACTGGCAAAGAGCTGCCAGAGCGAGCGGAAACCTTCCTCGCGTTCAGTCAGCAAGCCATCCGGTCGCTGCAGGGCCGTGGCCGCATTACGGCGGCACTCCTGTGATCAAGCTCCGCGCCCTCACCTCGTACCTGATCGAGCGCCAGCTGGTGCTGGCGGAACAGCTCGACAGCTGGACCGACCAGGTGAGCCTGGAGCTGATCTGGAAACCAGACACCGACGGCATGCGCATGGGCGACATGAACTACACCGCGACCATCGTGCTGGAGCGTTTTGCCGATCACCCAGGCCGATTGATGGCCCTGGTCGGCAGCTGGCTGGAAACCAACGACCACGATCGCGACGACCTGCCCGCGGTGCAGTTCGACATCACCATGCTCGATGACGACCTGGCTGACGTCGACATCAAGCTGGAATTCAGCGAACCCCAGTACCTGGCCGAGGATCCGGCCGGCGAAATCATCGCGTTCGGAAAGACCTGGTCATTCGTTCCGTTCGAGTTGTGGGTGGCTGAGCGCGGCGAGGTGACCGGCGATGGCGCGTAGCACCTTTGAACTCGATGTCCGTGGCTATCTGGGCGTCCAGGAACAACTCGCCCTGCTGAGCCTTCCACCACAGCTGCGTCGGCGCCTGCTCAACAACGTCACCAAGCGTGTGCGCAGCATGAGCCGTCAGCGGATCCGTGAACAACGCAACGTCGACGGCAGCGCCTTCGCACCGCGCAAGGGCTCGGCTAAGGGCAAGAAGAAGATGGAAGCGGGCCTTGGCAAGTTGCTGATGGTCACCCGCGTGAATGCCGACGAGGCCGAACTGGGCTGGCGCAACGCGCTGACCCGCTGGGTTGCCTCGCAGCAGCACAACGGCGTGTCTGAGCGCCGCACCGCCGCGCAGATGCGCCAGTGGAACAAAGTTCCTGCCGGTCTGGCCGCGACGGAGAAACAGGCAAAACGCCTGCGCCGTCTCGGTTTCAAGGTCCGTCAGGAAGGCAAGAAAAGCCTCACGCGCCCAACAGTGGCGTGGATTCAAGAGCATGTGAACTACGCCAAGGCGGGTCTGCTGATCCGCATCCTGGACAACGAAAGAACCGAATCCACTGGTGCGCAAAGCTGGGACATCACCCTGCCAAAACGCCAGTTCCTCGGCGTTGGCACCGAACGGGATACCAGTCTGCTGGTTAACCAGGTGCTGCAACAAATCCTCAATTCTCCCCGCTAGCGAGGCACTGCATGGCACTCGGTCAAGTCAGCGTTAACAACCTCAATCTCAGCCAGGGCGCTGTGACGGCGGTTGAACGCTATTTCCTATTCATCGGCGTCGCGGCGAAAAACGTCGGTTCGCTGATCCCTTTGAACACTGACAGTGATCTGGATGTTCAGCTGGGCATTCCTGCCAGCGATCTGAAAACTCAGATCACCGCTGCACGCCTCAACGGCGGTGACCGCTGGGCCTGCCTGGCTGCGCCAATCGCTTCCGATGGCGACTGGAAGGTGGCGCTTGAGAAAGCCCAGCAGCAGGGCTATTCGGTTGAGGCCGTGGTCGTCACCACACCAGTGACGGCCAAGGCCGAACTGACCGTGATGCACGACGAAGCCGTTGAGCTGGCCAACACCTTCAAGCGCAACGTGTTCGTGATGACCGCGACGGCAGGCATCGATATTGCGATGACCTGGACGGATTACCTGACCGCGCAGAAGGCGATCACCAAGGATGTATTGGCGCCGCTCGTCCTGGTCGTCCCCCAGTTGCATGGCAACGACCTTGGCGTGCTGGCGGGCCGGTTGGCTAACGCTGCCGTCAGCGTCGCGGACAGCCCCATGCGTGTGGCCACCGGTCCGCTGCTGGGCCTGGGGCCTGTGCCTTCGGACAAGGACGGCGTGCCCCTGCAGTCGGCGTTGCGTTCGGAGCTCGACAAGGCCCGCTTTTCCGTTAGCCAGACCTACGCGGACTACCCGGGCGTGTACTGGGGCGACGGCAACATGCTCGATGCGCCGGCCAGCGACTTCCAGGTGGTCGAGTACGTTCGCATCGTGCACAAGGCCGCACGCCGGATCCGTCCGTTGCTGATCCGCCGCGTCGCCGATCGCCGCTTGAACAACACCCCCAACAGCATGGCCGTGAACATCAATGCCCTGATGGCGCCCCTGCGCGCCATGGCGAAGTCCACAACCTTCGCTGGTCAGGTGTTCCCGGGCGAGATCGAGCAGCCCAAAGACGGCGACATTGTTCTGTCCTGGACGAGCAAAACCGCTGTCGAGGCCTACATCAAGATGCGCCCCCTCAATTGCCCTAAAGACCTGACCGCGAACATCGCGCTGGACCTTTCCACCGACGATACGGAGTAACCCATGGCGGCAAAGATTGGCGGTAAGAACTTTGACGTGACCCTGGGCGACCTGCAGGTGCACGTCGAGAGCTGCACCCTGGACATCACCGACAACACGGCCGTGGCGCAAACCCGGGGCGTTCCCAACGGGCATGTCGACGGCGACGTGTCCGCCGCCGGCGAGATCGAGCTGGACACCACCAACTTCAACCTGGTGATCGAAGCGGCCAAGACTGCCGGCAGTTTCCGGGAGCTGGAGCCGTTCGACGTGGTGTTCTACGCCAAGGCGGGGGATGAAGAGCTGCGCATTGAGGCCTTCGGCTGCAAGTTGCGCCTGTCCAGCCTGCTCAGCATCGACCCCAAGGGCGCCGAGAAGAACAAGCACAAGATCCCGTACGACGTCACCAGCCCTGACTTCGTG